AACTTTGTTAGCGTCAAAGAAAGCAACTTTGATTTCCTTACCTTCAGGAAGATCACCATCGACAGTGAACAACTCTGAAATTGGCTGTGAATGCATTTTAACTGCATCACGTTGTGGTAGATAAACTGCAGATTGAATGTTACCGTTACGCAACTTGAAGTACAGGAATGAATCGATTGACTTCAGGCGATTAACGAACTCTACGAATTGGTTCTGATCTACGCGATTGATTTGAATTTTCATGCTTAATTATTTTCGTTTAGTTATTGTATAGTAAAATTGGTAATTTGTTTCACATAAAAAAACCCGCTCAAAGCGGGTTCTTAAATAATGCTATCCATCACAACTTAAGCAGTCAATCATTGCTCGTTGAGCAATATCTCCTCTTAGCACTGATTCTGTTCGCATGTAGTATAATGTCTTAACGCCTTGCTTATATGCCTCTAGGTGAACTTGATTGATGTACTTGGGTTCAGCCTCGTTAGGGAAGGCAAGGTTAAGTGAAACCGCTTGGTCAATGTATTGTTGACGAATACCAGCTTGACGAACTAATTCCATTTGATTGATTTCCTTAAAGGTCAAAAATACATCTTTGAATGGAACCCACTTGTCTTTTTCAATTTCAGAAAGTTTATCATATTCCTTTTGATTGATGTATGTGAATTTCTCACCTTCTTTGGCGTACCACTTGTCAAGAGATTCTACTCCTTGAACCGATCCACCATCTATCAAAATTTGATCCCAAACTTCTTTAGAGTTTAGTTTGATCATGTTCAGTGCCGTGTCAAGGGTTGGGTTCTTGCGAATGAATGTACCTTTTGCAGTTTGCTCGGTGAAAACGTTGGCAGCCCATGGCTCAATACCCGCTGATACGTTTCCTGACAGTTTTGAATTTGAAACTGTTGGGGCAATGGCACGAAGGTGTGTATTTCTCATACCTGTTCCAACACACCACAGTGGCTCGCCATACACTTTTGCCATGTCTCGTGAAGCTCGTTCCGATTCAATCTTAATTTGAGAGAAGATCTTACGTGTTTCAAATTGTGCGCCCATTGCGTCAAATGCAATACCTCTTTCTTGTAGGTACGTATGCCATCCAAGAACTCCAAGACCCAGTGCTCGACCTTTTTCAGCTGAACGAACAGAGTTCTCGAAGCCACGCATGTATTTTGCACGTGTGATAAACTCTTCTAGGACGCCGTCTAGGAACCATGTTGCAGTGTAAACCAGATCAGTGTCCTTCCACTCGTCGTATTTTGCAAGGTTGATTGAAGACAAACAACAAACGAATGAGTGGTTCTCGTCAGTATGAAGAGTAATCTCAGAACAAATGTTGGTCATAAAAACCTTTAACTGATTGTTCTTGTAAGCATCTGGATTTTGACGGTTAACGTTACCTTTAAACATGATGTAAGGCTCGCCGGTCGTTCTACGCTTACGAAGAACTGCAGCCCATCGTTTACGGGCTTCCTTGTCTCCTTGTTCAAGCTTCATCATAAATGAATCTGAGACAACAACACATTGGTGCATATTTAGAGATTGACGATTAACGTCTCCTTTGGGTTCTCTAATTTCTAGCCACTCCCAAAAGTCACCGTGCTCGATATCGATATTAACTGATGCTGCACCTCGACGAACTGAACCCTGATTTGTCGCTAGAATCGATGAATCGTAGATCTTAATAAAAGGAACTACGCCATCTGACGTACCGTTCTGTGAAATGTTCGAACCTGCAGGACGAATCATATTAACTCCAATTCCAACTCCGCCACCGTGTTTTGCAAGTAGCATCATTTCAAGATTCTTGTTACCAATCTCTTGAATTGAATCGCCTACATCAATACCAAAACATGAAATTGGTAGACCTCTTTCGGTTCCAGTGTTTGAGAAAACTGGAGTTGCTAGGTTCAACCAACCCTTCCACATGTAATCAAAGAATTTACTAGCCAAATCAGGCTTACGTAATCTCTTTGCTACAGTGGTAGCAACTCTCCAATATGCATCCTTTGGTGTTTCACCTTCTAAAAGATAACCTTTAGATACTGTTTTAACGTAAACTTCAGTGTTGGCCCATATTGGAAAGTCAACTCCAACTTCCCATCCTAAAAATTCACCATGATTAATTTCTTCCATTCTATAATTCTTATGTACTTTATACCGCTAGATTCAAATCTGTTTAAGAAAACAAATCGTCTTCATCCCAGTTTTCATCTTCACCAGCCTTTGAGTAATCCGTAGGGCGTACTGCGAAGAAGTCTGTATGCGTATGCCCGCCTGTTAAGTGATAGAACCAATCAAGTTCTGCGGCTGCTGATTCATCAAACTTAAAGATAGATTCATAACCAATTTCATTGAGCTTTTCATTGGCTCTTTTCTTGATGAACTCTTTTAAGTCTGATGCATTTAGATTTTCTAGATCGCCAGCTTCAAAAATCTTATCGATGTAATTCATTTCCATTTCGACCATAAGATGTGCAGCTTCTTCAACCTGTGATTGTACTGCATTTCTTAGGTCTGGATACTCTTCACACATTTGACGGAACAATTGACATCCCATTTTTGAGTGAAGAGATTCATCTCTAACTGACCATTTCATTTGCTGACCAATACCCTTTAAAAGGTTTCTCATTTGAAACGAGTATAGAACCGCAAATGAAGAATATAGAGCTACTCCTTCGGCAAAGGCTGAAAAAATAGCCAATGAACGAGCAACGTCTTTTCGAGCTTCCGCTGACCTAGCCAAATCTTCATGGGTGTAATCCGCTGTAGTACCCATCAAGAACTCAAAACGTGCAGCTGTTGAAGGCTCATGTAAGAATGCCTTAAAATCCTCAAGGCCTAATGTTTCGTTTAGATATGAATACGCTGTTGCATGGATGGTTTCTTGCGAACCAAACATCATTGCCATTTGCTTAATTTCATGTTTAGGGAACCAATTGGTTACCATGCCGGTCCAATAATCAGAAACTGCACATTCAGTCTGTGCAAACCCCAATAAAATGTTACCGACCAAATTCTTTTCAGATGCTGAAAGATTTTCATTCCAATCTTTCACGTCGCCTTGCATCGAAATCTCCGTATGAAGCCAAAAGGCCTGTGCTTGTTTTAGCCATCCCTCTGTGTAATAAATTGGATATTCAAAGGGCTTAAATTCTATTCTTTCTTTAAATAATTGAGATTTTGACATTTTTTAAAAAACGTATTTTTTTTACTATTGCTATTAGACGACAAAGGGTCCTTAATTCATTAGAACTGATGGACCCGGGGTGTAACTTTACGATACATTGTATATATCATGGCTGTTACGAGGGGCTCTAAATATAATAACTGATTAAAATCCTTTTAGTACCTTTTTAGCTTCTTCAGCTTTAGTGAAATACTCGTAAGATTTTGCCTTATATTCTTTACGCTGTGTGTAAAGATCTGAAAGAATTTGCTTCAATATTGAATCTTTCTTATCGTACACAACTCCGTTAACACAGACGATTTCATCTTCATTCTTTCGTCTTTCAGGAATCTCAGACTTTGGAATGATTTCTTTATATGAGTCAGGTGAGATGTTAAACTGTCGCATGATTGAGGGGTACAGTGAAGCAAAGTCAAATGCAGATACACCTTGATAGAAACCAACAACCGGTTCTTTAACATAAGCACCAGCATATTGGCCATCCTTTGAACCTTCATCTCTTTGTTCTGATCCAATTCTCTTATTAAGGGCTGACATCTTACGTGCAATCAGAGCTTCCGTTACAGCAACTGGTGATGCAGCTTTATAGAGAGGCATCTTGGTGATTGAAGCCAGGGTCAATAGAACTTCCATTGACTTAAGCTGTTGATCTATATAATAGACTAGACATGAGTCAACTACGTTATAGAATACGTATTTTGTAAAGTCATTCTCGTAAAGGTCCTGTAAGGATCCATTATACTTGATCTTATTTGTCTTCAGTACTTGACCAGATACATAATCCAAAGCATTAGATTCTTTTACCTTGACCGTGCGATCGTACTTATCATACAATTGCATGTAATCTAAGATGCCGATGTGCAGCGGTCTAGAATCATTCTTATCAAGTGATTGAGTCATTGAGGCTTCTTTGATGTCAATCTGGAGACGCTTACATCGGTTAACGATATATTGCCAGTCATAGTTGATAAAGTTCCAGCCCGTCATCATCGGAAACTTAGGTAAGAACCGATAAATGAATGTTGCCACCATGTCATGTTCATTCTTAAACTGACGGTATTCAAAGGTCCAATCCTGATCGAATTGTTTGAAGTATTCATTAGTGTCAGCTTCGATCTTCTTAACTTTTTCAAGAGAAAGTTCTTCTAATCCAAGAACAATGGCCTTACGTTCTGGCGTAATGATTGAGAATGTTAGGATTCGTGATTTGGCTTCTTCAGCTTTAGGGAAACCATCTACGATCTCGGTTTCAATATCGACAAAGTATGTACGAGGAAGATTGTATGCAAAGATTTCTTCTTTGTCTCGTTCGGGTAAATTGTCTAAGTAATAGATCAAAGAGAACTTATTGAACTGGCGAGCAGGACCCAACTTGATAGGACGACCGTCCCAGTTTGTCAAGGTCTCATGTTTATAACGATCCATTGGATCGGTGATGTACCAGTTCTTAAATTGCTCAACAGGGTAGCGCTTGAAATTAACCTTGCCTTCCTTGTCGTAATATGAAATAATGACTTCTTTGTCTCTTTGTTCTACGTCTAATAACATTAGTATCCTCGGTTTTGACGATCGTGATTCTCTGCGTTCTTGGCCATGTAAAGGTTGACTACATCTTTTGAAGTCATACCGATTGAAATTGCGAAATTCATGAAGAAGTGCAAGCCATCAACCCACTCATAGTAGAGTTCCAATCGATCTGCTTCACTAAGATCTTCAACTTTCATGTCAACTGCCTTAGCGTTATCCTTCTTCCAGTACTTCCATGCAGCTGAACCAATTCCATCGTTAACACCTCCTAGTGAATCGAACATTTCGTTTAGTTCATCACTTAGAGCGTGCTTGTTGACCATCCAAAAGTCTGCAATCTGCTTAAGGGTCCAACCTGTGAAGTCAAATCCAAGGCGAGCTTGTAATTCTTTTTGCTTGTTGTAGATTAGACCAAAGGTGTCTTCAACGCCTGTGTAGAAATCTTCTACGTTAAGGTCTGAGCATTTATTATCTGTGTTTGCCATATATCTTGTACTTAGAAAAGTGAATTTGTTTGTAAAGTAATTGGCTTTTCTGTTTGTCTTTTATTAACACTTGCGATAGCATTGAACAAATCAGTGTTAACAACTTCAGGTGCATTGTGCAATTTAGCTAGACGGAATGAATTCTGTCTGAATTCATCTCGACGCTTGTGATCAGCTGCCAATTCTAGAATCTGAGGAATTGAAGCTTCAACGTTATTCTTATCAACGAAGATTGCAAAATCTTTTAGTTGACTGAAAGGAACCCCTTCAGTACGGTGAATAACGTGATCTCCCCAGTGTTTATCAAACAAAGGAATGGTACCTGCTGCAATTACCTCGCACATTGCATACTCAATCATTGAGCCGTAAAGGCGTTCGGGTAGGTTAAAGAATTCTGCACCAAACATTGAGTTTGACAACTCACCCATACCTTCAGCTAGATTATAAGGACCGTAAATGTAGACCTTATCAGTGAGTTGAGGATATGTGACTGGATTCTTCGTGTCATGGACTTCAAATACATCTTGACGTGGAGTGCGATCATCGTTCAAGAACATTGGTAGGGCACCAATAGAACGTTCAACGCCTCGAGCTTCAGTTACCACGTCTTCATTTTTCAAAAGGTTCATCAAATCAAACATTCTGAATGGATCCTTAAATCCAGCGAAACGACCAAAGTAAGTGATTCTTCGAGTCTGCTCTTCAGCTGATTTCCAAACAGGCTTCCAAGCATCGTAATCGTAAGGATTGAGATTCATCTCAATCAATGGAGTGTTTGGAGCGTGCTCACGCATTTTGTTTGCGAAGTTAGATGTCAACGAGTAATTGAACATTGCATCCATTTGACTCATGATCTCCCAATAGCGATGGTTCTTATTAAGATTCGCCATGTTGTGGTCAAGGCAGTTACCAACCTTTACTGGTTTGGTTAGACCATATACACAATGTTCGATAAAGTCTTCGTTAAATTCATCACCTACTGATTTGTGAGGGAATGAAGTGTAATAGACCACATCACATTCGTTCAATTCTTTAGCGACCTTAGGAATGTCTTTGCGCTTAAAGTTAGTTGCAATAATGTCAGTTGACTTGTGACGAGGCCACATCTTTTCTGTTGCTGCGTAAATGGTTGCTTCGTGACCTTCTTTAATCAACCAGTTGTAAAATTCAATGGTGTGGCGAGTTAATCCACAACCCTCAACTCCTTTTGCAAGTACTAATGCTATCTTCATTTTAAGAAACGTTTAGTTATTTTATACACGAAGTGGGATTTGTTTAATCCCACCAGTATCTTATGTTATGTTCAATCATTCTCCACAGGATGTCATGGGCTCGTTTGGTTTTATATGCAGTTATTTTCATCTGCTCTGACCAAATTTGCATGATCTCTTCGTTGTGTTGATCATCAACTGCCTTTTCCCATCTAATGTCAAGAGAATACATGCCAGTTGCTTTGTTTTCAATAAACTCAAACTT